TGGTAAGGCTATGAAGCCTAAAGGCATGAAGAATGGTGGTAAGGCTATGAAGCCTAAAGGCATGAAGAATGGTGGTAAGGCTATGAAGCCTAAAGGCATGAAGAACGGTGGCAAAATGATGAAGCCCAAAGGTATGAAAATGGGTGGTAAAGTTATAAAAGGACCATATAGTTAATGGCAGTTTCAGGATCAATAGATTTTGAACCAGATGTAGCAGAGTACGTTGAAGAAGCGTTTGAACGCTGTGGTTTAATTGTATCTACGGGATATGATTTAAAAACAGCAAGACGTTCTTTAAATTTACTTTTTGCAGACTGGGCAAATCGGGGGCTAAATCGTTGGACTATTGAGCAGGTATCTTTACCTTTAGTTACAGATATTGCCGATTATCCTGCAGGAATTTTAACTATGACCGTAGGAGCTAGTGGCTCTTTCACGGTGGGCGAAACAATCACAGGCGGTACAAGTGGTGCGACTGCTTCTATAACGAGCGTTACATCATCTACTGTTATTGCTATAACTATACCTTCTGGAACTTTTGTTGCTACAGAAACAATCACAGGTGGCACAAGCAGTGCGACTACTACGGTTACGGCTGCTGTTGATTTTACTAATGTGAGAAGCACCATAGATATTTTGTCTGCTGTTGTAAGACAAAATGCAGGTGCTTCAACACAATCAGATATTGCTATAAGTAGAATAAGTCGTGATACTTTTATAAATATCCCGAGCAAACGAACAACTGCAAGACCTTCGCAATTTTACATAGACAGACAAATCACACCTGTTGTAAAACTGTGGGGAACTCCTGACGCAACAACATACACTCTTGTTTTTGACAGGCTTGTAAGAATTGATGATGCAGACAATCCACAAAATACAGTAGATGTACCGTTTAGGTTTTATCCTTGTTTAGCAGCAGGGTTAGCTTATTATATCAGTTTGAAAAAAGCACCAAATCGGGTACAACTGTTAAAAGCTGTATATGAAGAAGAATTTGAGCGAGCTGCTGCGGAAGATCGTGACCGAGCTAGTTTAACATTAACCCCTAGTAGAGATTATTACACGTTTATAAGATGAAATTTGCAACTGGACAATACGCTTTAGCTTTATGTGACCGATGCGGTCAACAGTATGATTACGTTTCGTTACGAAAAGAATGGAACGGTCTAAGAGTATGTCCTGAATGTTTTGAACAAAAACACCCTCAATTAGAACCAAGTCCTGTGCCGTTTGAGCCAGAAGCTTTATGGCATCCTCGTCCTGATAGAAAAGAACCTACTGAAATACTTGTGGGTCAAAACACATTTCCTCTTTTTACTAATACGTCGATACAAGGAATTAGCTCTGTAGGGAAAGTAGAGGTTACAACATGAGTTTTACCTATTCAACTTTAAAACAAGCTCTAAAAGATTACACTCAAAACGATGAAGTTTCCTTTGTATCTAATCTGCCAATTTTTATCAGACTTGCAGAAGAGCGAATATTAAAATCAGTACAGTTAAACCTTTTTCAAAAGAATGCTTCGGGGTCTATGACTGCAAGTAATAAGTTTTTAAATTGTCCTACAGATTTTTTAGCTCCTAATTCATTATCAGTTACCAACAATAGTAATTTTGAGTTTTTAGATTTTAAAGAGTTAGAGTTTGTACAATCTTATAACCCTAACCCTTCAACTACAGGAACCCCTAAATACTACGCCCAATTTGATGTAGATAATTTTATAGTAGCTCCTACCCCTGACAGTAATTACGCTGTTGAAATGAGTTATTTTTATCGTCCTCTTAGTTTAACAGCGAGTTCATTTATTTTGACTTTAACAAGCGTGGTAGGCACTTTTACAACAAGCGATACAATAACAGGAGGCACAAGTGGAGAGTCGACTGATGTCCTTTCCGTACCCTCTTCTACTTCACTTAGTGTTACAATTCCTAGTGGTGATTTTACTGTTGGTGAAACTATTACAGGAAGTTCTAGCGGAGCAACAGGCACGTTATCAAGTATAGGATCTGACTCTACAGTTTCTTGGATTAGTGAAAATGGTGAACTTGCTCTACTTTACGGAGCATTAATTGAGTGTTATACTTATATGAAAGGTGATCAAGAAACCATGAATATGTATAACTCTCGTTATGCGGAATCTCTTGCAAGACTTAAAAACTTAGGCGAAGCTAAAGAAGTGACAGATGAATATTTATCAGGATCTATAAGAAAGGCTAGGACATAATGTTGACAGAAGCGTTAGGTATGTCTAATAACTTTTCTGTTACGGTTGAAACTACAGACAACAGGGGGTTTACTCCAGAGGAAACAGCCAAAAGATGTGTCGATAAAATAGTTGGCATATCTGACAATGCTCACCCTGCAATACGTGATCAAGCTCATGCTTATCGCAAACAAATGGAAACGATTATTGCGTTGTATATGAAACAAGCTATTAAAAGTGATAGAACTACTGTATACAATGCACTAAAAGATTCTGGAAACCCGAAACTTGCAGAATATATAAGGAGAATGTAATGGCTTTCACGGGAAATTTTCTGTGTACCTCTTTTAAAGTAGAGTTATTAAAAGGAGTGCATAACTTTACGGCGACAACAGGTAATACTTTTAATATCGCATTGTATGATAATAGTGCTTCGTTCACAGCAGCGACAACAGCGTATACTTCAGGCAATGAAATAAGTGGGACAAACTATTCAGCAAAGGGTCAGGCATTAGCCCCTGTAACTCCTGTGGCGAGTAGCACAACTGCACTTGTTGATTTTGCTGATGAGGTGTTTAGCAACGTAACCATCTCTGCAGTACGAGGAGCTTTGATATTTAACGAAACAGCAACAGGCGACCCTGCGGTAGCTGTGTTAGATTTTGGTGCAGATAAAGCAGCAAGCTCTGGCGATTTTACAATAGTGTTTCCTACAGCTGATGCGAGTAATGCTATAATTAGGATAGCTTAATGTCTGACATTATTGTTGCACTTCATGGGTGGAATAGTGTCACCAGAGGATGGAACGAAGGTGCGTGGAACTCAGAAGTCGCACTTCCTGGATCTACTGGTTCTGTAGGTGCAACTACAGTTATTGCTAATTCAAACCTTTCGGTCACTGGACTTGCAGGTACAGGTGCGATTGATTCTGTTTCTATTACTGGTGATGCAAATGTTTCAGTTACAGGAGTCGCAGGTACTACTGCTCTAGGGAATACATTTGAGACAAATGTAGGAGTTAGTGCAACAGGGAGTGTTGGTTCTACTACAATTACTGGTGTTGCAAATGTATCTGTTACTGGCGTTGCAGGAACGACTGCTTTAGGCAACGTATTTGAAACACAAATGGGTGTGTCAGGTACTACCGCTTTAGGCAATGTATTTGAGACAAATGTAGGAGTGAGTGCTACTGCTTCGGTCAATAGTGCTGTAATAGATACAACATCAAGTGTTACTATTGAAGCTACAGGGTTTGGTTTGACTGCATCTTTAGGGAACATTAAACCGATCTGGAGTCAACTTACACCTAGTCAGACTCCCAATTTTAGTGCAATATCACCAAGTCAGACCCCTTCTTGGATAGATATAGCAGCATAAGGAGATAAAATATGGCAAGTGTATATACAAATGACTTACGATTAGAAGAAATTGGGTCAGGCGAACAGTCAGGAACGTGGGGAGATACAACCAACACGAACCTCGAATTAATTGCAGAAGGCTTTAGTTTTGGCACAGAAGCTATAACGACTAATGCGGATACGCATACTTCTACCGTTGCAGATGGGGCTACAGACCCTGCTCGCTCTATGTATATTAAATATACAGGTACACTAGATTCTACTTGTACGATTACAATAGCTCCAAATACTTTATCTAGAATGCACTTTATTGAAAACGGCACGAGCGGTTCTCAAGACATTATTATAAGCCAAGGTTCTGGTGCAAATGTAACGATCCCTCCAGGAGATGTTAAAGCTGTTTATTTAGATGGTGCAGGAAGTGGTGCTGCTGTTGTAGATGCTTTTGCCTCGTTGAATATTGGGTCTTTTACATCTGGTGCGTCTACAATCACAACCGATGGTAACACTGCACAGCTTACGCTTATCTCTACTGATGCTGATGCTAATGCAGGACCTACATTAAAACTTCGTAGAAATTCAGCTTCACCAGCAGATGATGATTTAATAGGTGCTATAGATTGGACTAGTGAAAACTCTTCTGGAGATGAACATGATTTTCTTAATCTTACAGCTAGAATGCGAGATGTTACAGCAGGGAGTGAAGATGTAGCGTATGCTTGGACAGCTTATTTAAATGGAACAGGCAGAGAAATACAGTCATTCGTAAATACTGATGCTAGTGCTGCTTCAATGGTATTTAACGAAGACGCTCAAGACATAGACTTCCGTATTGAGTCTGACACAAAACCTAATGCTTTTTCCCTTAACGGTGCTACAGGTTCTGTTGGGTTTAATGTATTAGACGGTGACGTTACTAGCGATGGCACTGCCGCAAGAACCTATGTAGGTATCATTGGAACAGGCAACAGAGGTCGTTTAAATATTGGTTCAACTGCTGTAAATGGTGCGGACTCAGGCGTAATTAGTTTTGTAAATGGAGCTAATGAACTTGGCAACATAAATATGGAAACTAATTCTGGCGTTCAAAATGCTGGTAAAATGTACATTTCCAGCACTGACCTTCTGACCATCAATAGTGCGGGAGGAGTTGTATTTAACGACAACAGTGCAAACGTAGACTTCCGTATTGAGTCTAACGGCAATGTTAATATGTTCCTTGTTGACGGTAGTGCTGATACGATAGGCATTGGCACAACTCAAATGAATGTAGTTGGCAACAACGCAGCAGGAATTAATCTTCTTGCTGATGGAATGGTAGGTATAAGTCGTGCAGGTATGCCTTTAAAAATAAACAGAACAGCGGAAGGGGGTATGATAGAGCTTTATGAGGCAGGAACTTCCAGAGGTCAAATTGATATAGAATCAGATAGAATTTTAGTAAGAAGCGGAGGCGATGCTTCTGGTATTCGGTTTGACGCATCGGGTCTTACACCATTTAAGAACGGTTCGGCTGCGGATGGTACAGTTGACTTAGGTTTTGCAAGTGGTCAATTCAGAGACATTTATCTATCAAACGGTGTAGTCTTTGGTGCTGCTGGTGGTGCAAATGTTTCTAGTGAGACTTTAAGTGACTATGAAGAGGGTGTTTTCACTCCTGCTCTAAGAGATGCCCTCGCTGGAACAGCAGCAGGAACAAGTTCAACTTCTGGCAGATACACCAAAATTGGTCGTGTGGTTAATTTTTCTTTTGCTATGTCTTTAAGCAGCACCAGTGGAATGACAGCAACAAATTCCTTAAATCTTACTGGACTGCCTTACACTGTAAATAATGATAGTGCAGGAGGTGGTGAACCTCACGCACAGATTTTATCTTTTATAAGTCCTTTAAGCAGTGCAGATTATGGCGGTAGTATAATTCTTAGACCCAACAATAATACCACTTCTTGTGAAATAAAATACACTTCAGGAGGGGCGCAAACAACTCAAGGAGGTCAAAGTCTTCAAGTTCAAAATATTAGCGGTAGCACTTATTTAACTGGTTCAGCTACATACGAAACAACTTAATTATCTGTAGTGGATTCTACAGACAGACAGTCCAAACCATAGGAGATAAAAATGGCAAATGGCGATATAACAAAAGAAATGGAATACGACAAAATAGAAGTTGTAAGCACTTGGCACATACAAGTGCGTAAGGCTACAAAGATCATGGAAGAAGAGGCAGACGGTTCTAAGACAGAGCTTAGTCGTAGTTTTCACAGACACGTTCTTGCTCCATTTGCTTCAGAATACACACCAGCAGTAATTGCTGTTGAGGCTGTAACTGAAGAAAAAGACAGCGATGGTAATGTTACCAGAGAGGCTGTTGAGGCAGTAGAAGCAGCCGATGCTTTTTGGACGCATACAGCTACAGACATTTCGGGTGAACACGCAAGTGTGCAAGCAATAGCTAATGCTGCTTGGACAGACGATGTTAAAAACGCATACAAAGCAATGCGTGAAACACAAGGATAATAAAATGACTGATGAAAATGTATTAAGTATTGATGGCAAAGGCTATGTTGAAGCTGATCTTAACAATCAACAAAAGTATCTAATCGCACAGTTAAAAGACTTGTCTGGTAAAACTAACAAGTTACGAGCTGATTTAGATCAAGTTCAACGAGCAGCAGATAGCTTCCAAAAAGAACTTCTAGAGTCGTTTAAAAAGAACGCTGAAGAAGTTTCTGCAGAGGCTAGTTAAACAACGGAATTAAAGGATTGAGATGCCTCTTACTAAGTTACAATTTCGTCCTGGAATAAACAGAGAAACAACTTCCTATAGCAATGAGGGCGGTTGGTTTGATATGGATAAAACTCGGTTTAGATTTGGTTTTCCCGAAAAAATAGGCGGTTGGATTAAACAATCTATTAATGCCTATTTAGGAACGGCTCGTTCTTTACATCCTTGGGTAGCACTAGACGGTAGTCAATATCTGGGTGTAGGAACACATCTTAAGTATTATATTAATGAAGGTGGTGCTTATAATGATATTACACCTATAAGAGCAACCACAACAAATGGAATTGTTTTTGCAGCCACAAACGGATCTTCTACTATAACAGCTACTGATGATAATCATGGGGCAGCTATTGGTGACTTTGTAACTATTTCAGAGGCTGTCAGCCTTGGTGGTTTGATTACTGCAGATGTATTAAACCAAGAATATGAGATTGTTGCCATACCTACTGTGAATACGTTCACGTTTGTAGCTCGTACCGTTTCTAGTATTAGTAGTATAACCACAACTTCAGGATTAAATCCAACACCTGTTGTGGCAAATTCAAGTGATACTGGTAATGGTGGGTCAGGTGCTGACGCAGCATATCAAACTACTATAGGTTTAGATACCTCACTTACAGGTAATGGTTGGAGTGCAGGAACATGGAGTCGTGGTACTTGGGGTTCTTCTTCAAGTCAATCTGTTGCAGGAGCTACGCTACGCATATGGAGTCATGATAATTTTGGTGAAGACCTTATAATAAATGCTCGCGACTCTGGTATATTTTATTGGGATAAATCTAACGGAGTAACTGCTAGAGCAGTAGAGCTTTCTAGTTTAGCTAACTCAAATTTAGCCCCTACTATTGCTAAGAAAGTTTTAGTTTCTGATGCAGATAGACATATCATAGCTTTTGGTTGTGACCCTGAAACTGCTATAGGTACGCAAGACCCCTTGCTTATAAGGTTTAGTTCGCAAGAAAGTTTAACTGATTGGCAGAGTTTAGCTACAAATACGGCAGGTGAGTTAAGGATTGGTTCGGGTAGTGAGATTATAGCTGCGATAGAAACACGTCAACAAGTATTAGTTTTTACAGATAAATCGCTCCATGCCATGCAGTTTATAGGACCTCCTTTCACATTCGGTATTAACGCAATTTCAGAAAATATAACTATTGCAGGACCTCTTGCAGCTATAGCCGTTGAAGATATGGTATTCTGGATGGGACAACAAGAGTTTTACGTTTACAGTGGGGGAGTGCAAAGATTACCCTGTACTGTTCGTGACTATATATTTAATGATTTTAACGAAAAACAAATTGAAAAAGTAACAGCCTCAACCAATAATGCGTTTTCTGAAGTATGGTGGTTTTACCCGAGTGCAGCCAGTAGTGAAAACGATAAGTACGTTATTTACAATTATCAACAAAAAGTTTGGTACTATGGCAATTTAGCTAGAACTGTTTGGTTAGATAGAGGTATAGAAAGTTTACCTATAGCAGCAGGAACAGATCATTTTTTATATTCGCATGAAAGTGGTTTTGATGATGGTAGCACTACTCCTGTTTCAGCCATATCTGCGTATATTGAATCGAGCCAGTTTGATATGGGTGATGGGGATAATTTCACATTCATCAACAGGTTAATACCCGATTTAACCTTTAGGGATTCAACCTCTGGTTCGCCTAAAGCTACTTTTACATTGAAAACACGGAACTTTCCTGGAGGAGATTATTTACAATCTGACGCTAAACCAGTAACACAATCTTCCGCAGGATCAACAACAGTTGTAGAACAATTTACAAATCAAGTAAATGTACGCTTAAGAGGTAGATCATTTGCACTGCGAGTTGATTCAGGGGAAACAGGCGTAGCATGGAGATTAGGTTCTCCCAGAGTAGATGTTAAGCCAGATGGAAGAAGATAATGTCAAGAAATTTAGTCCTACCGTTTTTTCCTGTACCGCCAGAACAGTACGACCAACAGTATATGACAGAAGTTATGAGGGCTTTTTCTATTTATTTAACACAAATGCAAAATCCAGGAGAAGGTAGACATACAGAATTGGTTCTTACAAACGTACAAACAGATGACCAAGGGTTAGAAGTAGGAGCAATATTTAAATCTGAAACAACAGGAAATTTAAAAATAGCAGTAGCAGATATTTCTAATCTCCGAGGAAACTCTGCAACAAGTTCGGTAGGAAGTGTTACGGTGACTGTTTGATTATTATTAAAGAAATATGTAGGTTGCGATATTATGCAGTTGACGCTATTATAAGTTCAGCGTCTATTCAGGAACTAACGCTTCCTGCATATTTCCCCCAAGAAAGACATAGGTGAAAAATGCAAGGTATAGAGACATTAGGTTATGAAGTTGTAGAAATTAATCCTGTAGAGGCACTGTTCTCAGAAGGAGGAATAGCACAACACCAACAAGCAGCAGAAATGTTAGCTGATTTTGGACGTAATGGTGATACCTACATAGTTCATGCTGCTGAAGGCGAAACTGTTTTACCTTTAGAAGTGTTAGAAAATAACCCACGACTTAAAAATATGATCTATACCCAAATGGAAGAAATGGGTTTAGAGCCAGAGCGTTATATTGTTGGTAATGAGTTAAACTCTTTGAATCCAGAAACAGGACAACCTGAATTCTTTTTCAAAGGTCTTAAGAGACTTGTGAAAAAAGTTGTTAATGTTGTTAAAAAAGTAGCTCCAGTCGTATTAGCTATTGCAGCTCCTATCTTGCTTCCTGCGATGCCTGTTGCTTTAGCAGCAGGATTAGGCAGTACCGCAGGTAACTTGATTCAAGGTAAAAGTTTAAGTGATTCATTAAAATCAGGGGTAGTAACAGGTCTTACCGCAGGTGCAGGTAATATGATTTCAGGGGGCAGTTTTTTAGGCTCTAGTATTGATCCTGGAAATGTAGCAGGAGTGCAAAAGCTAGGCACTATGTTTACACCTGATAATCCGTTTACTTCAGAAATTGCTGCAAACCTTACAGGAGTTGGTGCTCAGGTAACACAGGCAGGAGGTCAAGTAGGCAGTGGGGTTTTAGAGCAAGAATTTATAGCTGATACTGCTACAGGTAC